GGAGCACATCAACGCAACTTCTAAAGGGGGGTTTAATTCAAAATCATAAAACAGTCGTAAAATGGCACAAAAGAGCATAAAAACAAAACTACTTCAAGGCACCTTGGAGAAATCCAGAGTTAAAACATTTACTCCAGGTGAAATCGGAGAACCAATGTTTAAATTGGACGAAGGCGAAAAAAGAATTTACAATCGCATTCGCGAACACTTACACACCCACAAAGCAGGAAAGCAAGTTGATGAAATTTACCTTTCAGTTGCATCGCGTGCTATTGGTCATTTATTGCATAATGCTGATATATTGAGCAAAGACGGTGCAGTTATGGTGCATCCTAATGGTGCAAGGCAGGTTAGTGCAGAATGGACTGCATTTAAGCAGGGATTTGAGTTATTTCTTGAATTATCTAAGACTTTAGGTTTAGATCCGAAGTCACGGTTAACTTTAGAATATTTTCAAGATGGTAACGGTGATGAAGAAGATGAAATTGCTAAACTTCTTAAAATGAACTAAATTATGGAAGAAATTAAAGAAATTGCCATTTCTATATTAGCATCTGCCTTCGCACTGGCATTTATTTCAGTTCCAGTCTATTTTATGTGGAATTGGCTGATACCAAATATTTTTAATCTCCCATACATTGATTATGTCGAGGCATGGGGCTTAATGGCATTTGCGGTTTTGCTAAATAGTATTTTTGGATTAACTGTAAAATCTAAAAAAGATAAATGAAATTTATTGAGGATGTTGTTTCGGGGAAATTATTAATAGGCAGTTACGCAAGGCTAGCAGTTGAACGGCATCTGAATGATTTAAAAAATAAGAAATGGGAATACGTTTATTCCGAAGCTCACGCAAATAGGGCTTTTAATTTTATATCCGCTTTACGACATACTAAAGGCGAATTTGCAGGTCAAAGGTTTAATATCCAACCATTTCAAGAGTTTTTTATTAAAGTCTTGTTTGGGTGGCAAAGAAAAGAAGGAGGTAGGCGATTTAGAAAGGCTTATCTTGAAATAGCAAGAAAGAACGGTAAAACGGAGTTAGCGGCTGCCATTGCGGTGTATTGTTTTTTATGTGACAATGAAACGGGAGCGGAAGTTTACACCGCTGCAACTACGCGCGATCAGGCTCGCATTGCATTTGATACGGCAAAGGTGATGCTTAAATCATTAAAGGCAGATTCAAGGACTTTTAACAAGTTGGTTAATGTATTAAAGTATAATTGTAATGTACCATCTACTAATTCTAAATTTGAGGCAGTTGCATCCGAGGCAGATACATTAGACGGTTTAAATCCACATTATGCAGGTATTGACGAATACCATTCTCATAAAACAAGTGACGTTTTAGAGGTAATGGAAACAGGTATGGGTTCGCGTTCACAGCCTTTACTTCTTATTACCACTACGGCTGGATTTAATCGTGAATCACCATGTTACCAATTCCGGAAAGTAATGGTAGATATTCTGGAGAAAAGGAAAGTAGATAATAGTGTTTTCCCTTTGCTTTTTTGCTTAGATGAAGGTGACGATTGGCAGGATAAAAAGAATTGGACAAAATCCAATCCTAATCTTGGTATTACTCCATATATCAGTTACATGGATGACCAATTTCAAAAGGCATTGAATGAAGGAGCCGCAAAGCAGATACAATTCATGACTAAAAACCTAAACGTATGGACAACTACCTCCAGCGTTTGGATTTCCAATAATTACATTGAACAAACAAGGCTAAAAGTAGATGATGATTTACTTTATAATAAAAAATGCTTTGCTGGATTAGACTTAGCATCTACGCGTGATATTGCGGCTTTAGTGCTATGTTTTCCCGTGCAGGCAGGATTAGATAAGCCGCATATTAAATCCTATTTCTTTTGCCCAGAGGATAACGTAAGAGAGAGATCTCTTTCAGATGGCGTTCCTTATATTCAATGGGCACAGGATGGCGATATCATCATGACAGATGGTAACGTAACCGACTATGACTTTATAAAAGCCAAAGTTATTGAGTTAACGGCAAAGTATAAAATAGAATGTATAGCTTTTGATAGATGGAACGCTTCCCAGTTGGTTATTCAGCTTACAAATGATGGTGCGAACATGAAACCATTTGGACAGGGATTTATTTCGATGTCTGCGCCAACAAAAGAAATAGAAAAGATGTTTTTATCTAATGAAATAACGCATGATGGAAATCCAGTAATGGAGTGGATGATGACAAATGTAATGCTTAGATTTGACCCTGCAGGAAATATAAAAATAGATAAAGCGAAGTCGACAGAAAAGGTAGATGGGCCGGTAGCTATGATTATGGCATACGCTCAAATTATGGTAGAGGATAGACCGACTATTTACACATCTGGAGAACGCGAAAAGGGTTTATTAATGCTTTAGAAATGTACCTAATTGAAAAGTTAAAAATGTCAATTATGGAGATATTAATGAGAAAACAAGATTATGCCCAACAAGTAAGGCAGATTAATTCTAATGATGGTTATTTTAATAGATTTTATCAACTTGTTGGCGAATGCTCTAAACATGAAGAAGCATGGCAAAAGTTAGAAGAGGAAAGAGGAGAGTTAGGACTTGATGAAAAATATACTACTTATAATAGCTTTAGAAGGGCTAAAAAGGCATATATGGACATTAGGTTCGTTTAACGTGTTACTGTAAGTTGTTTTTTTCATACTGATTTTGTTTATTTTTACCGCATGGCAATATTTGATACCATGCGGTCTTTTTTTTCTACGAAGCGAGGTTCGTTAGAAAATCCATCTACACCTATAAACGGAGACACTTTAGGTGCATTATTTCAGCGTGGTAGTGCTGCTGGTGTGGCAGTGGATGAATACGCAATTATAGGGCTTCCTGCTTTTTACAGAGCTACTCAAATACTTGGAGGCGTTATTGCCTCTATTCCTTTTGACATTATTGAGAAACAAGATAATGGAGGGATAAGAATTGCAAAGGATCACCCTAACTACAAAGTAGTATCGAGGGAGCCTTCGGATTTATACACTTCGCATACGTTTTATAAAACAATGGTGCTGCACTATTTGGCGCATGGTGCATTTTATGCGGCTATTAATAGAAATAGTATAACTACAAGAATCAATAGTCTTACTATTCTAAATCCAACTAAAATGGAGATAGGATACAATAGTAGGAATGAACTTGTTTTTAAAAATAAAGAAAATAATAAAACATACAGAGGGGAGAATATTATCTACATTCCCAATCTTGCATGGGATGGCGTTAAGGCGTTGTTAGTGCCAGACGTTCACCGTGACAATTTTGGGCTAGCTTTAGCCAACAGAAACTACGGTGCCAACTTTTACAAAAATGGTGCGCACTTAAACGGTGTATTAAAGCATCCTGGAAGATTAACAAATGAGGCTTACGACAGACTAAAAAGTAGTTTTAACCGTGCTTTTGGTGGAAGTCAAAATGCTGGAGGTACTGCTATTTTAGAAGAAGGTATGGATTTTCAAAAAGTAGGTTTAAATCCTACCGATGCTGCATTTAACGAAACTAAGAAAGCTACTATTTCAGATATAGCAAGGATTACAGGTGTTCCCGGTGTTCTTTTGGAAGATATGGATAAAGCAACATTTGGCAATATGGAACAGTTAAGCCAAATGTTTGTAAATTATACTATCATGCCTTTGTGTGAAACCATAGAGGCAGAATTTAATAAAAAGATATTTTTTGAGGTAGAAAAGGAAAAGTTTACTACTCGATTTAATCTCGATGGCTTGCTTCGTGGTGATATAGCTGCAAGATCTTCTTATTATACAACAATGAGAAATGTATTAGCGATGTCACCAAACGAAATCCGCATAAAAGAAAATATGAATCCTTACGATGGTGGTGATAGCTATGAATTACCATTAGCATCTAATATAAAGATAGAGCCATCTAAAGAAGGAATGGTACACGAGAAAGACGAAGATAAGTTAGATATAAACGACGATAGTAACGATACTAACGATTAAAATATATGGAAAAGAGAAGCATAAATTTTGAACTAAGGGCTAAACCGGAAAGCCGTACTATTTTTGGTACTGCTACTGTATTTAATTCTGCTTATGACATGGGTTGGTACGATGAAGAAATGTCGGCCGAAGCTTTAAAGGATTCTGATTTAAATGATGTTGTAGCTTTATTTAACCATGATATGAATATGGTTTTAGCAAGAACATCCTCCGGAACCTTAAAGCTAAATATTACAGGCGATGCTATGGAATACGAATTTGAGGCACCAAACACTACATTAGGCAATGACTTGTTAGAAATGGTAAAACGTGGTGACGTGTATCAAAGTAGCTTCGCATTTACCGTAGAGGCTGAGGATTGGCAGGAAAGAATGGGTAGTAAACCTAAAAGAGTTATACGCTCTATTAAAAAAGTGTATGATGTTTCTCCGGTAACTTATCCAGCTAATCCGGATACAATGGTGGCAAAAAGAAGTTATGATGCTACAAAGGAAATAGATAAAGATTTGCTAAAAGTTATTGATATATCTGTTAAATCAGAAATTAATATACAGAACGAGCTACGCAGGAATGCCCTGCACTTATTAAATTTAAAACAAAAATAATGAACTCTAAATTGCTAAGAGAAAAGCGGGCTTCCGACTATGCCATAATGGAGGACTTGCAAAAGAGAGCATCTGCAGAAGGTCGTCTAATGAATGCCGAGGAATTGGCACAATGGGACGCTGCAGACGCTAACTTTAAAAATTATACGGAACAAATTTCACGCCTCGAAAGATGGAGTGCTATTGATTCCGAAGAAAGAAGTAATTCTGCAGCGGAGCAAACTATTGCAGCTTTACCAACTGATAAAAGAGAGATTGTAAAGTCTCCTGAATATCAGGCAGCGTTTATTAAAGCTATTGCCAAAAGAGAATTATCTAGTAAGGATAGGGCTTTATTAACGGAAATGAGAGGTACTGCAACTATAACTACTTCTGAAAGTGGTTTAGCTGGTGGTTTTGTCATTCCTTACCAATTCTCGAATGAGCTAGAAAAAACTATGGCTTATTATGGCCCTATGTTACAAGTTGCTCGTATTATCTCTACTCCGCAGGCAGGTACTTTGTACTACCCTAAAGTAAATGATACTGGCACAACTGGTTCATGGCATACAGAGGGTGGTGCGGTTACGGTTCAGGATATGACATTTACGCGTGAAACATTTGCTGCACACGTTATTAACACATTGGTAAAAGTATCTGTTGAATGGGCAAACGATGAGTTTGGTCTATTAAACACAGAATTACCAATTATGTTAGGTGAGCGTTTAGGTAGAGGTTTGAACGCTGCATTTACTACCGGTGATGGTTCTGGAAAACCTACGGGTTTCGCTGCTAACACTACGCAGGGTGCTGTATCTGCAAGTCAAACGGCTTTTACTGCATCTAACTTAGTTGACCTTATTCACTCTGTAGATGTTGCTTACAGAAATGCACCATCGGCTGCGTTTATGATGAACGACACTATTTTAAGTGCGGTAAGAAAACTAAACTTAGACAATAGCAATACAACTTTATTCCAACCATCATTAAGAGATGGTATTCCTGATAGATTATTGGGTTACAATTTCTTTATCAATAATGATCTTCCATCTACACAGGCTACTGCTGCAAAGATTGTTTATTTTGGTGATTGGTCTAAATATATTATTCGTCAAGTTTCAAATAATGTCCTTGTGCCATTGCGTGAGAGATTCATGGATGAAATGGAATTAGGATTCTTGTTGTACGCGAGATATGATGGTAAACTTTTACAAGCTGCTGCTATTAAGCACTTAGCTAATAAGTTGACCTAATAAATAAAAATGGAGTGGGTATCAATACTCACTCCTATTTAAAAATTTAAACATGGCTTGGAAAATAACAACGCAACCTGCAACAGAAATCTTTACACTACAAGAAGTAAAGGATTATCTAAAAGTTGACGATACAACGGAGGATACTCTTATCACTACTTTATTGCAAAGTGCAAGGCAGGCAGCCGAACGTTATTTGAATCAGGCATTAATAACTCAAACAATAACGGAGAAATTAGATAGGCTTCAATTAAGTACTATTTACTTATCTGTATCTCCGGTAATATCTGTTACTTCTTTTCAATACGCAGATAGCCAAAATACTACACAAACATTTAATAGTTCAAATTACATTGTAGATACATTTGAGAAACCTGCAAGGTTATCATTAGCCTACGGTAAAACATGGCCCACATTATACGGTAATATAAATGATGTTACTATTACTTATACGGCTGGATATGGTTCTGACGCATCATCGGTGCCAGGGCAAATAAAGCAAGCTATTTTATTAATGATTACAGATGCGTACGATAATAGGCAAGATTACGTCAAGAAATTACCTACAGCATCTGAATATTTATTAGACCAATATCGCGTTCAATTATTCTAATGAAGTACAACAAAAACGAAGTTACGGGCAAAATGAGGGATCGGATTATCCTTCAAAATGTTAACCGGTCACGGAGTTTAACTGGTTTTGCTTCCGAGAGTTGGGCGGATATTGCGACTATTTGGGCATTTGCAGAAAGCAAGTTGCCAGGATCAAATGAGACAATTATTGAAGGTAAAAATACGGCAAAGAATATTTGTGATTTTACCATCCGTTATAATTCATCCATTACCGAGGAATCTCGTGTAATATGGGGTGATAAGTTATATCAAGTTAAGAATTTAAAAGTTAGCCACGATAGAAGGTTTATTTCATTTCAAGGCGTATTCTATGATTCATACATTCTTACAGGCGTAAACGTTGCAGCTTCGGTTAATGGCATAGCCACAACTTCGGCTAACCTTAAACTAATAATGTCGGTTATTGGACAGGCTAATGCCATAGCATCTACATTTGGAGAACTTACAGTATTTCAGCAAGGTGTTGTTGAAGTCGCTGCTTCGGTAAATGCTTTAGGCAATACTTCGGCAAATCTTACAAAGGTTATAAATATTAATGGTTCAGTTGATGCTACGGCAAATGTTAGCGCACCAATTACTATTTCAAAAAATATATCTTCGAGTGTTAACGCTACGGCAACAAGTACAGGAGGCTTACAGATATGTAAATTACTTTCTGCCTCTGTTAATGCTAACGCTACGGCAACAAGTATTTTGGATGTCGTTACTCAGGGTATTGTATTAGTCGATGCTTCTGTAACTGCAACGGGTACTGGCACGGCAAATCTTACAAGAATAGTCACCTTAGAAAGTAGTTCAACAACCGCAGCCGAAACAAGCGCAACGGCTATTCTTACAAAAGTCTTAGAAGCAAGTGCAACGGCTTCGGCTGAAACGAACGCAGCCGCACAAATTACTATTCCAGTTAACGCTTCGGCAACGGCAACGGCTCAAACATCTGCAACGGCTCAATTAACCTACACAGTCAATGCATCTGCTGATGCTACGGCTTTAACAAGTGCGGAGGCACAAATAGTAAGAATTATTTCTGCAA